CCAAGACCATGATCCCTGCCACCTGATAGTCGTGTATCGGTGTTTGTAAGTATGCTGAGAGCAGCATTGCGGTGTGTTGCAGGTTATCCGCAGGGTGACCATATGACAGCCCACGATCACGGATCGTGTCGGTGGCGGTGAGTAAGATTTCATTAGCGCGCATCTGTTGTCACTCGCTGAAATGACTTAGCAACGATTAGACCCTCGCGCTTGCCTTCATTAAAACCCTTAGCCCAGCCGACCAAGTACCATAATGCATTAGCTGCTAAAAGCAGCACGATCATTGGCATTTCAAAGCTCATTTTATTCGCCCTTTTCTGTAGTAGTTGTTAGCACTTTTCACACCACATTGATGAATTATTTTTCCATTGTAAAGCTTGCTTCTTTGTCTTGAAGTCACAAGTAAAGCCATGCTTCTCACATACAAGTGTCCAAAATTCTTCTTTGATTAGTGTCGTTGTGCTTGTCATGGCTTTAGTGTTGCATAAACCCCAGACGAATCAAGCACATTCTGATAACGAAATGATAACGATTATCTAGGTCTGCCGTAGGTCTTTCCAGCGACAATAAATGTCCCGTCCTTCTCGATGTTAATGAGATCGACTTGCACCTTATTGCCATGCACATACATGATGGCGAATGCCTGTTGCCAGTTAGCAACTCCCTTAGTGTAAGCCGCTTGCTTAAAGTCCATGAGATTGCCTACCTCGACACCATGTAGGACACGCCCTATACGACCCCCAGAAGCCTCTGAGAAGGCTGAACGCCCTGCTCTGTGGGTATGACCTGAGATGACATTCTTTCCATGCCTACGAGCCGCTTCAAGGGCTGATAAGCCCCCCTGTGGCTTGATGGGTGTGTGGTCTCCATGGACTGCAATCCAGTTAGATGCAATAGGCATTGGGTTCTTATGGAAGGTTATACCTAACTCATCGAAGCGCATAAACTTCTCAAAGCGCAGCTCTGGCAATGCCCCGAATGCTGGGACTTTAGCCATGATGATGTTGTACAGGCGATCTGTGTGGTTAGACCTAATGCAATCTGTTACGCCTAACTCCCAGAGCAAGTCCACAGCTTGATTGCGGTCATCATCTAGCGTTTGAGCATAAGAGCCCATGCGCCCTTCTTCCCACTTGCTTATCTGGGGTAGGTCAATCTCATCGCCAATGGTGACTACTTGGTCAGGCTTAAACTTTTTGATGAAACTAGCAAGATTGCGAGTTGCTACCTTATCTTCATATGGTACTTGAAGATCTGAAACGACTACGATTCGCTTAATCGTCATCCTCATCTATGTAATCGCCTAACTTCTCTGGCGGTATCCCATCGGGCAAGATCCAATGTGGGTAAGCCTGTGGCTCTGTAATCATGAACATGGCAATGTCCTCTGGAAACCCTGCTCTTTTAAGCGAGCAGAAATATTCATAAAGTCCAATGCAGTAGGCATCAAGCTTTGAGTAACCTTGTTCCTCTAGAGCCTTAGTTGCTTTTCTTGCCATGGCACTATGTTACCTGTCGAGAAGTATGTTATAGATCTCATCGACTCGCGTGTTGAGTCTTTTAATCTCAGACAATAGGTGTGTGATTACATAGCCAGACAAGCCGCCAAGTGCTGCAATGGTGGCGAGGTAAAGCGTGAAGAAGTCTGACTGTGTCACTTCTTAATGCCCATAGAAGGATCATTAGGTGAAAGGTAGCGCAGTACAGGTGGAAGGATCGATGCAATACCAGCTGCGATAAGTGCCTGTGGGTCTGTGACCCCAGCTGCATACATTGAGATTGCTGCTACTAAGAAGGCTCTAGCCCAAGATCCTGCTGCTGTCTTTAGTTCATTCATTCTTTTGCTCCTAACATAGGTACTTGAAAAAAAGCCCCAGCATCGTCAGCTTCTTTCTTAAAGCTGAAGTGCGCGTGTTTGATGTGTTTGTTAGATCCTGTGTACTTGCGCCACTTCCAGTTAAGGATGCTGGAGCAGATACGCCCATCAAATATGATGTAACTGATTCGCTTCTCTGACTTAGACTTGCAAGCGAGACGAACCTGATCGACAATGTCTGGCATAAGATCTGGCTTTCCGCCTTTGTGTAAGTCGCGGTCGATGTCAATGGCACGAACCCACCCTTGCTCATCTGGATTATGATCAGACTTGCGAGCAGAGTGTCGGGTATCACCGATCCACCCATCCGAAAGCCGATCTCTATCTGGGAAGGTGTCATCAAACTGTTCCCGAAGCTGTTTAGCAGCCTTACTTAGTTGCGGCTTCATCGGTCAAACTCGGTGTGGATTGTTCCGCTTCTGGGTTTAGATAGCGTTGATAATCCGAGTTTGTTTCATCCATCGGAATTGACCAGACTTTACCATCTGCATCTGTTCGTTCAATGTATGAGTGATCTGCTAATTCAATTACTTTGTAAGTTGATTCCATTTTATAACTCCGCATTTAATTCGATATAAGCATTTTGTGGTAACGCCAAAGTGAAGATTCCAGATGCAGTCAGTCCTGATCCAACGCTTATGTCTAGCGAAATCTGTTGCAGACTTCCGCTTGAATAATAAGCGATCGAAGTTATGTTTTGATTACTAATTACTCCGTTACCAATTGACGCGCTGGATTGCGCCACCGATGGAGCAGTTCTCATTGTTACTGGGCTTGCATAATTCAAGAAAACGCGAGTTGTCGAAATTGCTACACCTGAACAAATGTAAGCAGTATTGGCTGCTGTTCCTGTTGAGCGTTGATAGTAACGCTGGCAAGCGGCTAATTCTCCTTGGATTGTTCCGCCAGCATAAACAAAAGCCGTAGCAGTTGATCCGAGCTCTAATTTGGATTCTGCAATATAAAGAAAATCTCCAGCAGTAGTGTCAGTAACATCTGACCAAACAAAGAGGATCAAGTTTTTTGTGCTGGCAGTATCAACCGCAGCTGATACTGAATAAGTGGCATAAGAGGTAGTCACGCTCAAATTGGCTGGGCTGTTCTCATAAGTAGCATTAGCAATTAAAGTAGGATTAGTACCTTCTGCGCCCCAAGCCGAGATTATGTCACTTGTTACTGTATCAGCAGTTCCAGACCATGCCACGATTGCAGCCTTAACATTATCTAATTTTGTAGTTGAGCTTACTTTAGCCTTAAAGCTGAAGGTAACTGTATTGCCTACTAAACCTATAACATCTTTGTTTTCAATAATAGTCGCTATGCCGAACTTTTTATTTGCTGTTTCAACATCTAGAGCGATAGCAAACTGACCATTTGTAGGTACTGTTGAAGTATCCTGAGTTACATCGATTACATCATTAGTGTCTGAAAGAATATACCAGCGATCTAAGGTGTAAGCATCATCATTGTTAGCAGAAGCGGTAAATGAAGTACCTCGCTGAGCAACAGCAAAACCGCCATTAATTAAGTAATTCTTGTTTACGGGTGCCCCACCAGCTGCATCATTAGCCCATACGAAATCCATGTCTGTGTTGGATGCCTTAGCAAGCACTTGACCAGTAGTGCCACCCTTTAGATCGACCAGAGAAGCATCAATAGCATCACCAAGTGTGCGAATAGCCAATGCGCCATTCTTGACTAGATCTGTGTTGTCGGGTTCTAGCCACCCGAAATTGGGACTTGTTGCCATTAGGTTAATGCTCCTGTCGCGTTGTTCCAGATAAGTGTACCATTTACGCCTGTCCAAGCTAATGAACTAGGAATGATTGTGTCCCATTGTGTGGTCGATAATGAGAATTCTGTAGCTGTAATGTAAAGGGTAATGTCTACAAAGCTAGGTGTCGCTCTTAGTGCTACATTTTCCACAAAGCCATCAAAAGTGCCACCTAGCAGATTGCTAGGTAGATTGCTAATAAGCATAGGCTGACCGAAATAAACCCCGATAAGACTGTCAAGCATCGCACTTGGCATATCGGGATTATCTAGGCGAAAGGTAATTGCCCCTAGTGAGCCTTTAGGCACACGGCGCAGATTAAGCTCTCTGTTGGCGATGTCAGTGATGTCAGTAAGGGTCTTGATGTTAGAGTCAAATGAACGCTCAAAGAGCCCATAAGAGGCTATAGAGTTTGGATCTGATACAGCGTAGGTTGAGCCGTATCCTGTGGCGTAGCGATAGATAAGGCTGTTACGGATGCGAGCAGTCTGAGTTGTTGATGTGATAGTGGTAGGTGTTGCATATGCGCCATCGATGAAAGTATAGCCATTCGCTGAGAGGGTGTTAGATCTGTGGTCTGCATCGTCATAGGAAACATCTCCATTCTTTTCCTCATGGATCTGTCCTAATGCGCTATTGGCAATCTGGTCTGCAAGTGTCTGAGACTTAGCACTTGCACTAGCTGCTACTGGAATCATTGTGTAGAAGCCTGTGTCAATATTGCCAATGTAGGACTCGGCTTCATCCCATGTGGTCGTTGCTGGGTATGTTGCCCATGTGACAGTAGGTGTAACTTCATTCCAGTTAAGGTTAAGAGCTGCGCCCAAGATGTCTGCGATCTGTTCGCCATCTAATTCTTCTACAAGAGCTGTGTTAAAGATAGCCTTAGTAAGTCGAGCAAGTGAGCCAATGCCCAAGATTGTGCCTGTGGTGATATAGCCGCTTTCCTCAGGGCTACGCACTCCGATGTTAAAATCTGAGACCTCGCCACCGAATACTGTGACATAACTGCCACCGCTATCTTTAAGCTCTAAAGTAATTGGCTCTGTGACATTGATGGTAAAAGGTGCATTGTTAAAGTTTATGATCTCTACTCGGCAGTAACCTGCTGTGCATTGCCTGTCGATGTCCAAGCGACCAGATGCAAAAGACACAGAGGTGACAGTCGTATAGACATCATCACCTACTGTCACTCGCCATTCTGGAAGCCATGTCATGCGATTGTGTAGCCTCTCAAAGTGCCGCGTGTAGCTGCATCTGTAAGGACTTGATCGATTGCTTCTGCAATGGCGTTAGGGTCACCGATGCCAGCTTGGACAGTAATGTTGATAATATCGCCTGACTCAGTGGCTCTGAACCTTGCAGGGTCAAAAGTAGAATCTGCTGAGATGCCAGTACGACCAAGTATTCTCATCATTGCCAGTTGTGATTGCTCATCAACCATGCTGCTACTAGAGTTGGCAATTATCTCATCAATGTGTTCTTTGAGTAAGAAGTTGATCGCTGTGCCTGATTCTGTGGTTTTGCGTAGATCAATCAATGAGTCTAAAGCTGGATTGCCCGTGTTGCTGCCATTGCCAGTTACTGCGGATGGAGTAGTTGGCACTAGCGTCTTTGTACCTTGAAGCCTTAGCAATTCCATCATCTTAGCAATAGCTGCATCTAGGTTGGCAAGATTAATTAAATCCTTTGGTTTGAGACTGTCAAGGATTGACTTAATGTCTTGGAGCTTTACATTCTGACCTGAGAGGACACCAAGAATCTTTAGATCCTCATTGAGTTTCTTAGTTGCAGCAACAATGGCTGCTTCATCCTTAGACGCAATAGCATCTTCTAGAGCAAGGATTGACTGCTTTACATTCAGGCGAGCCGTGTCATTAGCAATCTGGAGAACCTGAGCCGATGAAGTTGCCTTGCCTAATTGCTCAGCCTGATTAGTAAGAGCCGCTGCAATCTGGATCTTGTCCATGTCAAAGATTTCTTCACCCTTAGTAAGAGCGAGATTAGCCTTATCGATTGCCTGTTGTAATCTTTTATTCTTTAACTGCGCGGCAGTCTCTTTAGTAAGTGCCTTATTCTGTGCAGTAGTTTTCTTTGTAAGAGTAAATTGGCTTTGTAATGATTTTAGATGAGCGTTATCAGATGACTTCTGGACAGGGGCTTGCTTTCCAGCCTCGCGCAGTAATGTCAGATAAGTACCCACGATAGGGATCATGCCAACATTGACGCTGCCAATGATAGGGAGATCCTTTAACTTTCCAGCCAAGACTCCTATGCCACGAATGACATCTGCAATATACAGAGCCGTCTTTTCCATGTTTGTTGCTAAATCAGCAACGCTAGTATCTTCTCCAAGTTTAGTAAGCGCATCAATTAAACCAGTACCAATAATCTCGCTAGCATTAGCCGAAGCGACTGCAAGCTTGTCTATTGAACCTTGAAAGGTATTAGCAGCAGCAGTTGCTGATCCTGCGAATGTGCTTTGTAGCTGGTTTGTTATGTCCTCAAAAGACTTAGCCTTCAAGTCTGCCTTTGAGATACCTACACCCAAGCGAGATAGGGCTGCATTATTTCCTAGATATGCGCGACTTAATGCCGCTGTTACTGAAGTTAGTTCTTTGCCAGTCGATGCTGAAATGTCTAAAGATAGATTGAGAAGTCTTTGTGCTTCTGCTGTGTTGCCTGTGGCTACTGCAAGGGTTTGATAAGCAGGGCGTAGAAGATCATCGACAATACCGAACTCTGTTTGTAGTCGCTGGATGTATTCTTCTGATGCAGCAGCATCTCGACCAAGTCCAACATTCTTAAGAGCTAGGGCTAACTGTTGCTGCGCCTTCTGATCAGCTGCTGCTGCTTTAACAGAAGCCTTGCCATAAGCCAGAACTGCGGAAGTACCAAAAGCGAGACCAAAAGTGGCTGCTAACTTCTTGACATTCTTAGTGAGTTTGTCTGTTGCAGTATCTGCTTGCTTAAAGGCTTTATTGCCTGTGAACTCCGCGGCAATGTCAATCAATACATTAGCCATGGTTAGCCTCTCGCTCTTGCGTTTAGTTTGTTTGCTGCGCCTTGAATAGCCTTAAGAACTGCTTCTCTAGCCTTGCCATTATTCTCATCGTATGCGCGGAATAAGGCGCGACCTTCCATCTTTTGATCGCCCTTCATCTGTGAGCTGTACTTGCCCTGCTGATTCTGGACAAATCTGCTTTGTGGAGTCTTACGACCCATAGTCTCGTAGATTGCTCCAGCAGCACTCTTATTGAATACGCGAGCAAGAGATCTGAAACCTCTGCGATTAGGCTTTGATGGTGTTGTCTTATAGCCAATGCCGCTTTTAACTATGCGAGCGTTGTAACTAGGGAATCGAGCCTGTGAACCTTCACGAGTTAGCCATCCGCTAAGGACTTGCCCATCATCGGGCAAATACCCTTTGGCAGCTCTCGTGATTGGTTTAAGTGCTGCTGCAACTTCTTTAGGTAAAGCCTTAGCAAGGTCAGGGCTAAATTGGCGTAGCGATTTTCTAAGAGCGACCGCGCCCTTTACGCTTGCTGGCATCGCTCACCTCTTTCGCTTCATCTTTAAGCCCCTGCACTAGTGCATCGAGCATGTTCTTATCTAACTCCAACAACTGCTGTGGCGCGATTCCCAACCTAATGCTTAGCCTAGCAATCAGGTAGGTGAATGGAAGATCGCGCTTTAAGCTAAAGGGTCTGAGTCTAGAACCTCGACACTCTTAAGTGTCTCGATGAACTCAATACCAAAAGGCTTAACAGTTTCACCTGATCTGCGTGTTACTTCCCATGCTAACCAATAGACATCGCTTTGTTTTTCTTCATCGCGAAACGCCTTATGGAAGCCCTTTTTAGCGTACTGCTCGAATGAGTACTCCACTGCTGGAGTTATCTCGCCTTCTAGTACGCTTCCATCTGTACGAACTATCTTTAGTCTTGCCATGGTTTGCCCCTTTGTTGGTTGTTTAGAATGTGCCTGTTGTGGCTACTGCAACTGTTGAGTTAGCAGTGAATGTGATCGACTGTGTGGACATATCGCCAACAGCACCATTGATGTCTGTTGTGTTATTCACTAGAAGTGACACTGTGTAAAGAGGGTTAGTAGCAGATACTGCTGTTCCCTTTTCCTGTAGGAATACACATGTGACTGTTGTACCCCATGCTGCCTGTAGTGTTGCCAATACATTCGCTGAAGCTGTGTCGTTTAGGAAGTCGATTGTCACAGATGATGCTTCCAAGCCCTTAACGAACTTGTGTGCTGTGTCACCCATTGCAGTTACTTCTAGCTCATCGAATGTGCGGTTAAGAGTAATAGATGTTACATGGTCAGAAAGATCAACAGTGTTAATCTTCACGCCAACTTTATTGTTTAGAAATACAGCCATGAGATTATTCCTCGTCTT